AGAAGCGGCTGGGTGGCGACCCACGCCAGTCAATTATGTCGACGACCAACATAGCGTCGTTCGTGGCGGATTTTGTGTCTCAGTACGATTATGAGGCCCTCGCGGATCCCCTTGTCCACGAACTAAAAAGTCCTGAGGAGATTTTGGGCGATCTCCCCGGGGACGAGCGAGAGAGGCTGCGGTTTTCCGCGGTCTCGCTGGGTGGAGCCAGCAGGCTCCGAAAGCGTTCTTCGTGGGGGAATGCCTTAGGGCATTCCCTCGGGCTGAAGCGTGGCCTCTTGGGTGCGTACTTGCACGGTCGGTGGAAACCAGACCTCACTGTGCAGGATCGCTCCATGGGGCGCGTGATGCAAGCGTTGATCGCCGGAGGAGCAAAGGTCATTGGAGGTGGCCTGCTCGAGTCGCGTACGGGCGATGATGGAGAGAAGAAACCCAGGAAACTGCCGTTCGTGCATGTTCTCCTTGGCGAGTCGAGTTACTGCGTTTGCCCGCAGCTGCTCTCCATCCTCGGTGTGTACGCATGCTTCAAGAAGCGTGACTCTGTTCTTCTTAGTGCTCTGCGTCTTCGGGCGTCTGAGTGGCTTAAGTCCCAGAGCGTTTCTGAGTTGGACTCTATCCTCGTCTTACCGGCCACGGTCGCGCTCGCCTTTTTGGTGAGCGGGCCCGAGGCGGCCGGTCGAGAGATACTGGGTTCGGCTGAGGCATCCGTTGCTAGGGGCCGCTCTTCTTGGGCGGTTTTGGTGAATCCTTGGCAGCGGGACACATACTCCGCGTGGTGGGAGATGAAGACTTAGGATAGCCAGGTTGCGCTTGATGGTTTGTGTTGTGCTTCGATGGTTTTACCGCCGTTGAGGCCTGACGCCACGTTACACCTCAAGTCTGCGCCGGGCTGTGACCCGAAGTCTTCTCGGAAGATGTACTCCGCATGGAACACGCAAATTCCGGGCAGTTGGGTGCCTGGTGTCCATGCGGCCTGTACCCACAATGAGATTGCGGCCTTGTCTCTGCGGTCTCTGTGTCTAAACCCGGTCCCGGCGGATCTTTCGTGCCGGCCCGTCCTGGATGTCTTCGCGGGCATCCGGGGCGTGGCTAGAAAGTATGGCGGGACAAGATGGACATATCTGGAAACGGCGGAATCTTATACCGGTTCTCTCCGCCGTAGTCTACCAGGGTTGTGGCGAAAGGGTTGAACCAACGACAACGTGGTGGCTTGATTGCGAAGAAGTTCAAGTCCCTCGAGGATTGCGTTGTGTTCGAAGTCGATGGTAAAGCCTTTGAGGCGCACGTGGAAGAGTGGCAGTTGCGCGATGGGGAACATCCTGTCTATTATGCGGCCTTCGGGAAGCATGGTTTGGCTGATGTGCTCTCCCACCAACTGAAACTCTCCGGTGTCACCCAGGGCGGTGTGAAGTTTTCGCGGGTAGGGGGCCGCGCTAGTGGAGACTTTAATACGGGTATGGGCAATTCGTTGATCATGCTCGCTGTCGTTGTTGCTGTCTTGAAGACCTATGGTGTCCCATTTGATCTTCTTGTAGACGGTGACAACGCCCTTGTCTTCCTACGCGGTCGGGACGCCACCCGGGTACGTTGTGACTTCGCCGCTTTGGCTCACCGGTTCTCTGGCCACGAGATGGTGTTGGAGAAACCCGTTTGCGTCATGGAGGAAATCAGGTTTGGGCAGTGCGCCCCCGTGTGGTTCGGTGGTGGTTGGTGCATGGTCAGGGATTACCGCAAGGTGGTCTCTGGTGCTTGCTCCTCCCACGTCCATCTGAAGGATCCGTCCTTCGTGGGCCGTTACTTGCGCGGGGTGGCTCTCTGCGAGGCTTCGTTGTCTCGTGGGTTGCCGGTGCTACAGGCTTGGTCGAGTCGTCTTTTCGCACGTACGAAGTCCTTGAGAGCTGTGGATGCATCGTTCTACAGAGATTATCAAGTACTCGGTGTCGACGTGGACCAGTTGGTTGAACCCGTGGCGGAGGAGGTCCAGGCTGAGACAAGGGTCAGCTTCGAGCGGGCTTTTGGGCTATCCCCAGAAGCTCAACTCCAGTTAGAGAACTCGTTTGTGGTCCCCACTAGGTGGGTGGGGTGGACCTATGATGAGTGGCCATCTGGAGGCTCGTGGTTTGACGCGCGTCCCGGGCTGGTTGAATCCTTCTTCGAGTAGCCGTTTAATTGGGGAGGTTTTGTGACTCTTGCGTGATGTTCGGAGTACTGGTGAAAGGGTCTGCACCCAAACTCATGGGTTTATTAGTGCGCTGACCCACAGACCGGCTCCTGCCACGGAGA